GCCTCGGTTCAATTCGAGCAGGGCAGTACTCGATACACCCGCGATTCAATAGCCGAGGATATACCCGACAGAGTAGTGTCAATCTACACATACATTGAGGATGAGGTTACGGATTGGCTACTTAGTCACTTCGATGAGTGCGACCTGTGCAACGATACGACCTTCACGGTAAATGATTTTCCAAGCGAATTAAAAACAGAACCTTATACAATAGCAGAATGATCACATCGACAGAACTTGAATTAAAACTCTCCAACACGAAGATTCCGACCTTTGTACGCAACGAAGGAATCAAGGCGGTTGTACGGCTAAAGATGGAGTGTTACGACCACATCATCACAGACCGTAAGACGCTGCATCTACTGGCCGAAGCAATAGGCGTTAAGCCGATAAAGTCAGGGCGTTACACCTTTATTCGCGTATTCGATGAGTTGCAGAACGCCGTTGACATTCAATACGACAACGGCACTTTTTTCATCTTCGGGCAAGGTGACGAGCAATAGCCTATTTAGAACCATTCCAAATTACGGATAGATGCAAACGGACGAAATTAATTATTATTTTTACGGAAATAAGATAAGGAAAATGAATCAAAACATTGAAAAACAGATAACGGATTATTTGCATCCGATGGATATGTCCGAAAAGGTGACTGCCATAAATGAACTAAGGCGACACATACATGAGTTGTCACCGTTCAAAAACGAGCCTGTTGATTTCGTTGAATGGATGCCGATAGGTTCGATAGTCGCAAATGACTACAACCCGAACAAGGTCGCTCCACCTGAAATGGAGTTGCTCGAAGTATCAATAATGAATGATGGCTACACACAACCAGTCGTTACCTATCCTTATGATGGAAAAATTGAAGTTGTGGACGGGTTTCATAGGACGCGGGTATGTAGGGAATCGAAGATCGTGCAAGGCCGCGTACATGGTTACGCTCCGATCGTTTCCATACGCAAGGAACAGTCGGGCAAGAATGACAGGATAGCTTCAACGATACGCCACAACCGCGCAAGGGGAAAGCATCAGGTGGATGCAATGAGCGAGATAATCCTCGAACTGAAAAACAGGAACTGGAAAAACGAACGCATTGCGCGTGAACTTGGAATGGACGAAGACGAAATCCTACGCCTTTGTCAGATAACGGGGTTGCAGGACATTTTCAAGAATGATGAGTTCAGTAAGGCATGGGAATCTTCGGACACGGAATCTTCATTTGAGCCTATCACAGACGACCTTACAGAAGAGGAGTTGGAAGATTACAGAACCGTCAACACAAGCGACCCGACCCGAATATTTCACACGTTCGATAAGTGGGAATGTCACAAGGCGGGATTCTATGCTTCAAAGAAAGTTGGAATGACGGGCGAGGAGTGCGAAAGGGCTTATGCTGATTTCCTTTCAGATTCACCAAGATTTGAGGCGGCACTTTCAGGAGTAATAACCGAATGGGTCAATTCATGCGAGCACTACCTTACTAATTCCGCAATGAATAGAATTGCGTGGTTAGGTCAGGCCGCTATGTGCTACGCAACGGGAGTTCCGTCCAAGTATTGTGCAGGGTTCAACCTAATGAGCCAAGAGCAAATGGATCAGGCGAATGAGTTAGCACTTGTGTACCTGAACAAGTGGAGGGATAAATACCAAATGGACGCGTTGACAATTGAGGAGGCGTTATCTATCGGACGACAAGTAAATATCTACTGAAATGGCAACGAAAAGATACATTGAATCAAGCGTACTGGACGCAAGTAGAGAACGCATATCAAAGTCATTCGATGAGTTTGAACGCATTTACATTTCATTCTCAGGCGGTAAGGACAGTAGCGTAATGACGCACCTCGTTATGGAGGAGGCTATAAAAAGAGGCCGAAAGGTCGGGCTTCTAATTATCGACTTGGAGGCTCAGTACAACGATACCATTACCCATATTGAACACATGGTCGAAATGTACAAAGACCACATTGAACTGCATTGGGTGTGTGCTGAACTTCTACTGCGAAATGCGGTTAGTAATTTTCAGCCGCGTTGGGCTTGTTGGGACGAATCAAAAAAGGACATTTGGGTAAGGGATAAGCCTAAATTAGCCTCTGACCTTTCACAGTATGATTTCTACGTTCCGAACATGGAGTTTGAGGAGTTCATGGTAATATTCGGACAGTGGTATTCACAAGGCAAGAAGACGGCTGCATTCATTGGCATCAGGTCAGATGAATCATTACACCGATACAGGGCGATAGTTTCGCGCAAGGACGGGCTTATGGTAAACGGTTGGAAGTGGACTACATTGGTTTCAAAAAACCTCTTTAACGTCTATCCGATCTACGATTGGAAAACAGAGGACATTTGGGTGTTCAATGGTAAATTCAGTCACTTGCCGCATAATCGGATATACGATAAGATGATGATGGCGGGTGTGAAAATCAGTCAGCAACGATTGTGTCAGCCATACGGTGACGACCAAAGAAAGGGGTTGTGGTTGTATCACATTTTAGAGCCTGAGACTTGGTATAGGTTGGTCGTTCGTGTGAATGGTGTGAATAGTGGCGCATTGTACATTCAGGAAAATGGAAACATGACTGGATACCACAAGATAAATAGACCCGAAGGACACACATGGCAGTCGTTCTGCAATATGCTACTGTCTACAATGCCAAAGGCCACATCTGAACACTACTCGAAGCGGTTTAAAAAGTTCATCAAAGGTTGGCAGGATCGCGGCTATGTCTCAATTCCTGATGAAGCACCCGAAGATCTGGAAAACAAGTGTTGGGTTCCATCATGGCGAAGGATGTGCAAGGTACTTTTACGAAATGACTATTGGTGCAAGGGGCTTGGACAGACACAACCGCTTTCGGACGCTTACCACCAGTTCAAAGAGATCAAAGCAAAGAGAAAAATAAACGAACAGATAACGAAAAATGAATCAGCCATCAGTAACACAACTACTTAGTCTTCTCGACAAGCCCGCCCTACTTAATTGGGCGAATAAAATAGGCTTGGAGGGCATTTCGCTCGAAGACCACAACAACAGGTCGAAGGCGGTCGGTCGATCATTTCATGAACAGGTTGAGCAAATGATAAAGCTGAACAAGGAAATTGAAGACCCGACACTAAGGGCTAATTACCACAGGTTTTTCGAGGGGGCTGAAATAGTTGAATCTGAGAAGTCGGTTTCCTGCGAACATTGGAAAGGTAGGTATGATGTGAAGTTCACCAGAAATGGCACGACATACCTTTGTGATTTCAAGAGTAATGCGAAGGGCGTTTACTTCGAGAACAAACTTCAACTGATAGCGTATTCGGAAATAGAAAGCGTGGACGAACTTGGAATCATAAGCCTACCTGATTTCAATTACTATCCAGTAAGGATCAAAGAGCGAAAACCCTACGTTGGAATACTATTGGCATTGAGCCACATCTACAAATGCAAATCACAAATAGGTCAGAAATAAAAACCAAACCCATGCAACACACATCAACCCAACTCGAAAGGCTTCAATCCCACTTCAACAACGGAGGCAAGGTGACCCGTCTAACCGCATTCATTGACCTCGGAATCTGCGAACTATCTTCACGGATAGGCGAACTTGAGAAGTCGGGGTTTCCTATCCACAGGCAAATGATCCACATCGTAAACCGTTACGGTGAGACTGTTAGAGTAATGGAGTATCGGAAGGGGGAGTGAAATAAACAGAAACCATGCTTTGCACAATTAACACGGATGCGAGTTTCAGTAAGCCGCACAAACTTGGAGGGTACGCTTTTTGGGCAATTAGTAACTCTTTCAAAATAACCAAGTCAGGAACATTTAGGGACAAGTGTAGCGACCCTACCGACTGCGAGATAAAGTGCATAATCAATGCCTTGATGACCGTTATACACGGTTGCGATGGTGTGACAAAGATTATCGTTAACACCGATTCAATGAACGCAATTCACGTACTTACGAACGATAAGGCTGCTCAGAACGCCTACACGGGAGGGGCGAAGGCGGGTGAAAAGTATAGAATGTCATTCAATAAGGTGGTATCAACAGGAAAGAGCAAACCGACTATTGAGTTTAGGCATGTTCGTGCGCACACCACTAAGGAAAACCCGCGAAGTTGGGTCAACGATTGGTGTGACAATGAGGCAAGAAAAGCGAAGTGGAATAAAATAAACTCCTTGCAAGCATCGAATTAATTACTAACTTCGCAATGTCCGACAATCAATCGGGAATCTACACACAATGAAAAAAGCATTCACGGGCGGTAAAAACGATTTGGTCAAGGCCGTGTGTAGCGGTGTTCCATATTCTACTATGGCTGATTACCATAGCCGCTCACCTTTTTTCATTGACCATGCGAGATAGTATGATATTTTACCGCAGCTTCTTTGAAGCGATGCGGGGGTTAGACCACAAAACCAAGTCAATTCTTTACGAGGCTATTTTCGACTACGGCTTGAATTTTCAAGAGCCTGAATTGACTGGAGTAGCTAAAACGATTTGGACGCTGATTAAGCCTAACCTTGATGCGAACATTCGTAAGTTTGAAAACGGTTCAAAAGGTGCTTCACATGGGTCAAAAGGAGGTCGGCCAACCAAAGGCCAAGCGAACCCCAAAGAAACCCCTGAACAACCCCTAACTAACCCCAACCCAACCCCTAATGTAAATGGTAATGGTAATGGTAATGAGGATGAAGATTTTGATGCAAATGAACAAGACCTTTTTGAAACATTTTGGAGTTTGTATGACAAGGGCGTATCGAGAGTGCCGTCACAAAGGGAGTGGTCACAGATTGACCCGCGTGAATATCCTAAGATAATAGCCCACGTTCCGAAGTATGTTCAGGCAACCCCACTTTACAGAAAAGACCCTATAAACTATTTGAAAGACAGGGTTTGGACGGATACTCAACTACCGAATCAATCCAGCCCAAAGGCCGAACCCGTTGTGACAAAATTTATTCCAAGACCGCCACAATATCCGACATGAACACTTTAGCAATTGAAAAACAGGTCATCGGTTCGTTGATAGCCGCGCCCGACCTTTACGTGTCCGTTTCCGACCTATTGACCGAAGGATGTTTTAGCGATTCTAAATGCCGAAAGGTGTTTGAAGCGTTGACGTTCATGTTCGGTCAGGATCAACGGGTATCGTTCCTTACTCTGGAAGATAGGCTATCAAAATCAGGAACGAGCGTATCAATTACCGACTTCATAGGCTCAATCAATTCGGGAGATTCGTTTCAGGAACATTGTCTCTTGTTGAAGGAACGGGAAATGAAGCGGATGCAGATTGACTTAGGGCTGCGATTGACCGCAATGGGTGCAGACGATTCGGAGGACGTGTTCGATACCAACGATCTGCTTATGGCCGAAGCTGAACGTATAGCCAATTCCGTAGGCATAGGCAAGGAAAAGACCAACGCGCAATACTTGGCCTCAGTTTCAAATGCAATGGACAAGGCATCGACCACAAACGGGATCACTGGCATACGGACGGGGTTTGATGAACTTGACCAATTGTATAGCGGTCGGCAACGTTCCGACCTTATTATCCGTGCCGCGCGTCCTTCGATGGGCAAGACCGCTTTGACATTGTGCGAAGCGTTACACATGGCCGTGAATGAGGATAAGAAAGTGATATTCTTTTCACTTGAAATGAGTGGGGAGCAATTGTTTCAAAGGTTAGTGGCCGTACATACGGGCATCTTCTTGCACAAGATTCAACGCGGCCAACTGACACCATTGGACTTTGACAAGTACCACGCGTTAACCCCGCAACTGACCACGAACAACCTTAGGATAGTTGACGATGTTTTCACGTTAAACGGTATCCGAACCAAGGCGCGAAAGGTCAAAATGCAGTACGGGCTTGATGTGGTGTTTATTGACTACCTTCAATTGATTAATCATAAGACCGAAAAGGGGCGAAGCAAAGAGAACGAGGTGTCAGAGGTTAGCCGTAGTTTAAAGATGTTAGCCAAGGCTCTTGATGTTCCTGTTATTTGTCTCAGCCAACTAAGTAGGGCGGTTGAAACGCGGGGCGGTGCAAAGATTCCAAAGTTGTCAGACCTTCGGGATTCGGGCGCAATAGAACAGGATGCCGACATAGTTGAGTTTATCTACCGACCTGAAATGGATAAGACCGAAGTGAACGGCCAACCTTCGCCCGATGATGGAGTTGCCTACATAGTTGTGGCAAAGCATAGGAACGGGGCTTGCGGTGACATTGAACTGTTTTTTAATAAGCCGCTAACGAGATTTGAGAATAAGAAGGTGACTGGTTACGCGGTTGAGAAGATACCGACAGTAATGCGACCAAGTAGTTCATTTGATAACCTTGATGACATAGACGATGGGGACGTTTTCTAAATTGCTTAAACAGTCGAACGATGCGAGTAATGCCGTTTGCGACAACCCGACAAAGGCCAACTGCCGTGAATTGGAACTGGTCACAGACCTTGCAATTCAGGCGTTGACCGAAGAGATTAAAAGACGAAAGAATGAAAAAGATAAGCATATCACCAATGTCGATCAACGTAGCGTTTCAGGGTAGACGGTTCAAAACGCCTCAGTATAAGAGCTACGAAAAAGCGGTAATGATGCTATTGCCTAAGATAAAAATACCCGACCCGCCTTTCAGTGTTTACTACGAGTTCGGGTTCAGCAACCAGCTATCTGACATCGACAACCCTGTTAAACCGCTTCAAGACATACTCCAAAAGAAATACGGGTTCAACGACCGTGACATCATGGAAATGCACGTGGTGAAACGGATGGTTAAAAAGGGTAGCGAGTACTTCGCGTTTGAAATTAAGAGGCTAATCACTATTTAGAATCGTTCCAAATTACGCCCAAACTAATAATTAGTTTGTCCATGTAGGATATGTGCCGTAGATTTGACAAAACAAAAACAGAGACATGAACACCAAACTCAAAATATCCAACGTAACGAACTCAAACAAGTACAAGGGTGCTTATGAGAGAATATTCTCAATCGTAAATCAGGATAGGATATTTGTTGAGGTTCACGAAGCCGAAGAAAGCGTAGGGTTGGTTGGTGACACTTATTTTTTAGAGTTGTCAGAGGCAATTGAGCCTACTCTATTGGAAGCGATTTTGAAAATAAAGAACGTAGAATCAGACAACAACTAAAAACAGATACATGAAACAGTTAGCAAAGGCCGTCCTTGCCGTAATGGATGAAGTCAAGGGCGTGGACAAGAGCATGACCGTTGGCTCAGGTCAGAACACCTACAAAGGCGTTAGCGATAAGGACGTTAAGACGGCCATAGGTCGGGCGATGCAAAAGCATGGTTTAACACTTCTGCCGATAGGTATTGAGGACGTAGTTCAGGTTGACAGATGGGAGGAAACAAACCAATACGGCACAAAACAAAAACAGAACATTAACGTGTCGGTCAAGACCAAGTATCTACTATTGCATGAATCGGGCGAAAGTCAGGAGGTCATGGGTTACGGTCACGGCATCGACCCACAGGATAAGGCAGCGGGAAAGGCGACAACCTACGCGCTAAAGAATCTTATGCTCTATATGTTCCTTGTTCCGACAGGTACGATTGACGATACGGACAACACTCACAGCGACAACATACCTACACCGCCTCCTGTGGCTGTAAAACCGAAAGCAAAGACCGACCTTATACCAACGCATCCGAAATGGTTAGGCGCGGTATCGGCTCTTGCCAAAGGTGAAACAACCATTGAGGCTATTCGCAAGGCTTACAATGTATCGGATGACAACGCGACCAAACTGGCAGAACTTGCCGCAGACTTTGAACAATGAAAACAGAACAACAAACAACAAACAACCAATCAATGAGAACACAACGATTACTAATAACACCGACTCAGGCGGCAGATATGTTAGCTATGAATCTGAAAAACAATCGCCCTATAAACGAGCGAGTAGTGGCAAAATACGCACAGGAGTTATCAAATAACAACTGGGTAACGGACAATGGCGAATCAATAAAGTTTGACCAAAACGGAATGATGGTGGACGGGCAACACCGACTGAGCGCAATAATCAAAAGCAATGTATCCGTTTATATGTGGGTAACATACGGAGTGGACTCACGGGCATTTATGACTATTGATGCGGGGGCATCTCGGTCAATAGGGTCTATATTGGGTATAAGCGGTGTAACATCTGCAAACCAAAAGACGGCTGTGATACGGGCGTTGCTAAGATATAGAAATCACTCGACAAGCGAAAAATTCGCCACACCTACGGCAACAGATGTATTGAAGTTTTACGAAATGGAGGCCGAGTTAATTGATTTTGCAAACTCACAATCAACGCAATTAACAACGAAAAGCGGGATTAGGATACCAGCATCGGTAGTAGGCGGAATGATAGCTTTTCTGTACGAAAGACACCCAAATGTCATAGTTTTTTTTAACGAGGTAATGAGTGGACGAGACATTACAAACAATGCCGTGTATTTATTGCGAGACAGGATAATAGCATCCAGTACTAATAGCAAAATGACAATGCCAATAGCCGCAAAAGAGCAGTTAATTCTAAAGGCTTTTACCCACTATAAAAATAAATACCAAGCTAAATCGCTGAAGGTCAGTACGGAGGAAAGCGTTTCAAATCTCTTTAAGCAAGCAATACAATGAAAAAAGCACTATACAACATCGAACGAGAATACCTTGAACTGGCCGAACAGATTGAACAGGCCGAAGGTGAACTAACGCCCGAACTTGAAACGGCTTTAGCCATAACCGAGGGTGAACTTCAAACGAAAGCCGTTGGTTACGGTTTTATTATCCGTGAAGCCGAAGGCAACATTGCTATCATTGACGCTGAATTGAAACGGTTGACGGCACTAAAGAAATCGGAACAGTCAAAGGTTGACAGGCTCAAAGATTCAATCTCCAAAGCGATGAAGTTGTTCGGTATCTTCAAGGTTGAAACACCGACATTAAAGCTGTCATTCAGAACGTCAAAGCGATGCGTAGGCCAATCACTTCATCCCTTGCCTGACGAACTTGTCACCATTGTACCTGAGCAACGCAAGCCGAATCTAACGGCTATCAAAGCGACCATTGAAAACGGGTTTGAGGTTGACGGTTATTACATTGAGGAGTTCCAAAATTTGCAGATCAAATGAGCAAGTTGGTCACATTCAATTGCCAAGTGGAGACTATTCAAAGCCGAAAGGACAACACTTTGAAGATAGTTCTAGGCACTCAGGAATTGACCGAGGGCGGTAAATTATTCCCATTGCAGAACAAGCTATGCACCATTGGAATAGTGCCAAACGATGCGCTTACTCAGGATGAAATTGACCTACTCCAATCTTCAAAATTGGGTATGGATGACATTCCGAACGCAAAGACACCAAGCCAACGATTGAGAAACGTGCTATTCATTTACTGGAAGCAAAACGATGGAGGCTACTCCGACTTCAATCTGTTCTATCAAAACAGGATGGATAAGATTATTGACACCATTAAAGCAAAAATAGAACCATGACAAAGAACAACGACCAATTTCGCGAACTAATGTATCGCCACAATGAAAACATTGACCTAGCAGTTGCCGAACTTCATCAAGAACTGATGGTAACGATGTTCGAAGGCCGAATGAAGGAGGATAGATTCAGGCCGCCTGTCAAGGATGTGTTTCTTGAAGTGTGCAGGGAGTTCACCGTTACGCCTGAAATCGCATTGGCAAAGACGCGGATACCATACGCAACCACACCGCGCCACGTTATTCGATGGTATCTTACGAGGCGGCTTGAATTGACTGGACACCTAACGGCAAAGGTCACCAACTCAGTCAACCACGCTACGGTAATTCATTCGACCAAACAA